ATGAGGAACCAGATGATTTACATAGATTATTCTACACAGCTTTTACAAGAGCTAAACAAGAATTACATATTGTAGATCCAAGGGACTTTAACAAAGCATATATTATATGACAAATAAAGCGTTCTTTAGACAAGTGGGTGGTAAACATTATAAAACAATGAAGATACAACCATCAATTTTTATTAACGAAAATAATTTACCTTTTGCGGAAGGTAATGCTATTAAATATATCTGTAGACATAGATTAAAGGGTAAAAAAGAAGATATACTAAAAGCAATTCATTATTTAGAAATGATATTAGAAAGAGATTATAAATGACACGTACTTACCAACCCTCGTTTTTTGTTCCACAAACAGAATGGGTAGTACCTGAAGAATTAAAAGATCTTCGCGGTCATAAAGAAATTGCAATTGATTTAGAAACCTGTGATCCAGAATTACTTACGCTAGGATCGGGAAACGTGGTTGGTCGTGGTTATATTGTTGGTATAGCAGTAGCAGTAGAAGGTTGGTCAGGTTATTATCCAATAGCTCATGAAGGTGGCGGTAACATGGATAAGAAATTAGTTTTAAATTGGTTACAAGATTTAGTAAATCAAGATTCTACTTTTATATTTCATAACGCAATGTATGACGTATCTTGGTTAAGATCTGCAGGAATAAATATAAAAGGAAAAATTGTAGATACAATGATTGCAGCATCATTGGTTAATGAAAATAGATTAAGTTATAGATTAGATACTCTTGCAAAAGAATATGTAGGAATGGGTAAAGATGAATCTGTATTACAGGCTGCGGCAAAAGAATATGGATTAGATGCAAAGAAAGATATGTGGAGATTACCATCTATGTTTGTTGGCCAGTATGCAGAGAGAGATGCTGAATCAACTTTAAAACTTTGGAATAGAATGAAAATAGAATTAGGTGATCAAGATTTATGGACTATATTTAATATGGAAACAAAATTATTTCCTTGTTTAATTGAAATGAGATTTAAAGGTGTAAGAGTTGATATTGAAAAAGCTGAAAAAATTAAAAAAAAACTTAAAGAAGAAGAGAATAAAATACTCAATAAAATCAAGGATTTAACTGGTATTTCTGTAGAATTATGGGCAGCATCATCAATTTCAAAAGTATTTGATAAATTAAAATTACCTTACGATAGAACTGAAAAAACCCAAGCACCAAGTTTTACTAAAAATTTTTTAGCAAATCATCCAAACGAATTTGCAAAAGATATTGCCAACGCAAGAGAGATAAATAAAGCACATACTACTTTTATAGATACAATAACTAAACATTCAGTTAAGGGAAGAATACATGCAGATATAAATCAAATTAGATCTGATGATGGTGGAACAGTCACAGGAAGATTTTCAATGTCTAATCCTAATTTACAACAGATACCTGCAAGACATAAAGAATTAGGTCCTTTAATTAGATCTATATTTATTCCAGAAGAAAATCACAAGTGGGGAGTATTTGATTATTCACAACAAGAACCAAGAATATTAGTTCATTATGCTAAATTACAAAAATTAGATGGTATAGATGAGATTGCAGATGCATATATAAATGGAGAAGCAGATTTTCATAGTGCTGTTGCAAAGATGGCCGGTATTGAAAGATCCCAAGCTAAAACAATTAATCTTGGATTAATGTACGGTATGGGTAAAAATAAATTAATGGCTGAATTGGGTTTAATGAAAGAATCAGCAGAAAAATTAATTAATCAATATCATTCTAAAGCTCCATTCATAAAACAATTAATGCAAGCGGTATCAAGAAGAGCTGATGATTCTGGTAGAATTAGAACTATTGGTGGAAGAGTTTGTCATTTTGATCTTTGGGAACCAGTTACGTTTGGAGCTGGAACACCAAAGAAACACGCAGATGCATTAAAGGAATATGGACCTGGAATTAAGAGAGCTTTTACATACAAAGCATTAAATAGATTAATACAGGGATCTGCTGCGGATATGACTAAAATGTCTTTAATATCTTTATATGAAAATGGTATTATACCTCATATACAAATACATGATGAAGTTGATATATCAGTTGAATCTTCAGATCATGCAAAAAAAATAGTAGAAATTATGGAATCATCTATAAAACTAGAAATACCTAACAAAGTAGATTACGAATCAGGGGATAATTGGGGTGCTATTAAATAGTATTCAATGTCTTATTTAAATGCTAATATACCACCTATATACTGTAACATAAGGAGAGAATATTTATATGACTTACGAAAACATAAAGGCGAAACTGAAGAATGCGTGGTATTTGGTTTGGGGAGTATTAGCGGGCGTGCGTTATTGTTTCACTGCTTACTTACAAACGGTGCAATTTATTGGAGACTTCCTATCTCTGCTTTTCTTCAAAGAAGAAGCGGCAATACTTTGTATAAAGGACAAATGGAACATCAAAATCTCGAAGATCTTCAGTTATGGAATTCATTTAGTTATTATCCTAGTGTTACTGTTTTTGATTTTTTAAAAGGTCAACGCTGTAAATATTTAGGTAAAAACAAAAAATTTTATCATGGCGAATATTTATTTACAGTTGATTGGGCACATCCGGAACCTAATATTATTGATACTGAACATTCCGAAATACCTGATCAACATAAGTGCGGTCATGTTATCGCTCTTGACAACGGTAATTATGCAATTCAGCCTAATAATCGTATTCTGTGGAACGTGCCTAGTTTTACTACTTCTACACATAGGCCAGACTATAAAGTCCAGACTACGTATTGGAATGTAGAAAATAAAGATTGGAAAACAGACGATTCAGATGATATGTTCTACAAAATAAATGCCAAGAAAATTAAAAAAACTTAAAACAGCTTTAAAATTACATGCAAGAATAGAGCATGGTATATGTCCTTATTGCCATTTATTGTCTCCACTGTTGTTTTTATATAAAGATTTCTATAGGTGTTCTATGTGTGGTGAAGAAATAGAACAATATGTTAATGGAGTTATTAAATATATTCCAATGACTCATAGTAAAAGATTAGGTTTAATGACAGAAATAAAACATGAATAAGGAAAAATTAACGTTTGTAGTAACTACATTAGTAACAACGACTTTATGTATTGTTGTATTAAGTATGGTTATGACTTTAATGATTGGTCTATTTGATACAAAAGTAGATAATGGTGAAATTTTTAAATTAATAGCCCCTGCGTTTCAAACAATTATCGGGGGATTTATTGGTTTATTGGCTGGTGTAAAATTAAAATCTAACGATGAAGATAAAATCTGTAGTTGTAAAAAATAATGGCACGTAAAGTAAGCATAGGTAATGGTCAATTTATAAATCAATCCAATAAGAAACGTCCAGGACGTCATTCAAAAAGCCCCAATAAACGTAACGATAGAAAAGAATATAAAGGTCAAGGAAGAAGATAATGAATGCCCGCCCTAGTAAACTAGGACGAGCAAACAAAAGGTGTGAGAAGAGATATCCACAATACCTTAAAATAATTATCTTGCAACACTTGTTTTTTTATTATATCTTCCCATATTAATATGAACCAAATAGAAAGAAAAAATATGACGTTTGAACAAGTAAACAAATGGATTGCGTCTGCTAAAAGAAGTGAAAAAATGGTGTATTATAAAGGTTTTTTTGCTGAAGATTCAAAAAATAATTATGAAATGAGAAAGTTTTCTAATGATCTTTTAGATTTTGAAAAAAAGAATAATTCTTTTATTTTATATCAAAAAAAGATTGAATCAGGAGATCAAACTAAAAAACCAGTATACGAGTATTACATAAAAAAAAACTAAAATAAAAGGAGAAGAAAATGGCCAACCCGTCTAAATATAAGTCTTTATCTGTTGCAATAACAACATGGAAAGAACTTGGAATACAAGCAGAAAGAACAAATAGAACTAGATCTAAAATGGTAGATAAACTTTTAAAGTTTTATAAAGAAAATAGAGGAGAAAAAACAAATGGACACGCAAAACAAAGCGCATAAAGTTATTTGTCATAGTTGTGGTGGCAACGGATATCGTAGAGATTGCTACGGTGAAGTATATCAATGTAAAGAATGTAAATCACAAGGTGAAATATCATTTACAGAAGAGGAAATGTTAGAGAACATTGATGCGGGGTTATCTGTATGACTCAAACAGTTGTAAATATAATGTATTCAGAAATTGTAGCTATTGTTGTAATGTGTATTATGATTTATTTAATGTATTGGAGTAGAAAATGAATCTAATTACACAAATAATAATTATAGTTATTATTGCAGTTGCAATTATACAAATTTTTAAATGGTATAAATGAATATATTTCATTTAGATAAAAGACCAGACATATGCGCTAAATATCATTGCGATAAACATGTAGTTAAAATGATATTAGAAACTGCACAAATGTTATCTACGGCTTATCAAAGACACTTTGGTGTTAATGATAGTTTATATAAAGTTGCTTATCCTAAACACCCAATGACTTTATGGGTAGGTGATTCAATAGAAAACTTTTTATGGTCAATGGATTTAATGAAATGTTTATTACAAGAATACACACTTCGTTATAACAAAGAACACTTATCTTCTCGCATCTATAAATTATTAAAAACTTTAGATTTTACAAATTTCCCATCTATTGGCTTTACTAATCCACCTTTATGTATGCCAGATGAATATAAAACAAATGACTATATTCAGTCTTATAAAAATTATTATGTA